AGATATATATATACGGGTGGGGGTATGGTCACCTGCCCCGTGCCTTCAAAGACTCGAAAGCCCTCCACAATCTCCCCTCACTTCAAAGCCCCTAGCACATTTCCATGCCCTTTTGAAGACTTCCTAGCCTGTGAATATTTCACAAACTCCCCTCGCCTATAACACACACGAGCATCTCAAAAAATCTTTGAAGCCCTCCAAAGATTTCAGAGACTAGTGGACACTTTTGAGAGGTTTACAAAGGCCTTTTGAAAATTATTTTTAAATTTTTTTCTCCGAAGGTTTTCAAAGACTTACATCATTTTTACACCATTTTTTAAAAATATTTTGAAAATATCGCTTGACAGGCTCAAAAGGGATCTATAGCTTAGAGATCAACCGGCAGGGAAAGGCCAGCGAAGGATGACCTTCAAAGGATCACTGAGTACCTTAAACAGCTAACGTCACTGACAGACGGGTAATTGTCAGCCAGATGTTTTGCAGTCTAGATGACGTGCGAGACTATCTAAGCGGACACGTTAGGGGAGGTCATCCGATCCAAAGCGTGGCGAGGGTAGGCACTAATCGAAACGAAAACGATGTACTGGAAGCGCTAACGCCACAGATGCAAGTGAGTAGCAAATGGTGATAGGGATCGGGCAGACAATCCAATCTCAAAAAATCATCAAAGACTGTGAAAGCTTGTGAGTTTGTGGCGTGTTTTTTGTGGGTATTTATGAGTATCTACAAATAACACGCAATAAACTATGAGGGTAACGATGCAAACTTATGAAGACTATCAAGAAATCGCCACAGCATACAGGGAGACAAACGACTGCACTGTACGCGGGTTGGCGTCTTTGTTTGATTGTTCTTATGGCTTGGCACATCGCAAGCTAAAGAAATGGGGGAGACCTCACAGGCGAGGCGCTACTTGGGACACAATCGAATTTGCCGTTGAAGAGCTATCGAAAATCACAGGCAAGCGCGTCAAGGTTGGTGGATATCCTAAGCTTCTTGCAAGTCATGCAAGGCTATACGGACACAAGTCACTGACAATAAATCAATTTATAAAGCAACATCCAAAGGGCGTGTTTTTATTATCCATGCGCGGACATGTTGCAACACTGCGCGACGGTGTGTTGTACGACTGGACGCAGGGATCATCCAAGCGTAATTTAGTTGTAGGTTATTATCGAATCAATGAGGGCTAAATAATGAAATACGAACAGCTAATAGATAAGACGATTGATTTTGTGGGAGGCTTTTTCGAGGGCGTTCCGTTCTACATCGTCGAAACAGACACGACAAACGACACAGCGTTATTTTTAGCGGATGACGTTTTACACTTTGTGACATTCAACGACGACGGAAGCGCCACGTTCGGGAGGGCTTAAAGATGATTGTATGCTACGCAGACAGACCAGACGGTTACAACGGACGCACAGCAAGAGTTAAGCTAGTGTTAGATAAGGGTAAGCTTTACGAATACCATGATAGCGGGTTTCATGTATCGCCAGTGTTGGACATGTATCGATTCCCAAATGCGGAGACGGCCTTGTGGTACGTCAATAGAAAATCAGATTTTTATACCAACGTAATAGCATAGGACTAAACATCATGAACAATCTACAAGACTTTGATAACTATATCGACTCCATCTGTGATGACATTTGGATCAATTACAAGGCAGGCTTAAACGATGAGGACGATTGGTCCGACATTGCCCATGAGTGCGCGGACGGTAGCCAGTACGTCATTTATTACGGCAGGGCGTGGGAACTAGTGACGATGATACGTCATCACGACTCCTCGCTATTCGATAGCGCAGAAGATGCCGCGTTCAACTACGGCATAGAGTTCGAGGGCATGGATCAGGTGATGACGCAGATAGCTTTCGAGATTATTTATCAGCACATCATGCTGACATTAAACGATAAGCACGACGAGCAGGAGGCTGCATGAATTTACAAAGAGATGTTGAGATGTATATCGAGGCATTGGAATCACCTGCTAATGCGTGGGGAGTCCATTTCGTAAAGGTAGGAAACACAGACGTAGAGAGTCATTCGTTTCTGCATTACATGGTGAAGAGATACGGCACAGACGCGGTCGAGAATGCACTAGACGACAGGTTATCGGGAGGTGAGGCAGAATGAATAGGTACACAATTACGACCATTGAAAAGGTAGAGCATACTTACACGGTAATTGCGAAGACAGAGGAGGAGGCGAGAAAACTTTTAGCCGATAATTGTTATGATCCTGAGTCATTCTTTTTGGATGAGGAGATACAAGAAATTTGTGAAGAAGAACTTTACTACCCATGCCAAGAAACGACAGCGTACTACGACGCCGAGCAACTTAAGAGGGCAGAGCGCTTAGACGATCATGAAGTGGAGCCAGCTTGGGGAATCTACGACATAGACGGAGTCAGAGCAGTAATATGTGACTGTGATGTAAGACACGCGGAGGGAGACGAATAATGATGCCCTATCCGTTTGACTGTCCATTGTGTGACGGTAGATACTGGCGGGAGGATTCCGTCATGTATGACGAAGCATACGACGACAGCGTATGCCACCATTGTTACGATGAGCTACAAGCAGAAAGGCGTGACATAGCTTTTGCAGAAAAAGGAGACGTTTAGTTATGGAGTTAGGTTATATATTATTTGCTGTATTCGCAGGTGTGATCGTCGTAGCATGGCTGACGATAGACGACGAAGACTTTAACGAAAGGTTTGAACACAATCGCAAGGCTAGATTTGAAGACGAGGAGATCTAAACATGTTTGAGGCATGGCAACCTTGGTGGGATTGTCTGTTATTGATAGTCCCTTACTTATTATTTGTTTGCATGACGCAAGTGAAAGAAGACAAGCCACGAGGAGCGACACGAAGATGATTAAAGGTATCGTAGTAAAACAGAAAAGCGTGTATGGCGAGGACAAAATATATCCCGTATGCGAACACGCACAGATGCTTGCAGAGTTAGCAGGCACAAAGACATTCACGCCAAGGGCTATCGAGCTTATAAGAAGTATGGGCATTGATATTTTACTGGAAGAATTTCAACCAACGCACAGGTATATCTAATGGATTACATAAAGCATCACATGACACACGGTCAAATTGCAGAAGAGCTAGGGATCACTAAGCGAGAAGTTAGGAATATTGAAAGAAGCGCTTTGAAAAAGCTTGAAAAATCTGGCAAGCTAAAAGCCTTCTTAGAAGTTAAAGAAGACTTTGAAACAGACAAGCGTAATGGATCTATCTCAGATATATTTTTCTAGACTAGTAAGGAGACTAAGGCAATGAATGATTATGTAAAAGAAGACAAAGCTAAAGCCATCAGAAACTTAGCAGACACTGTGAACACCTACAAAAGATTGCTCGAAGACTTTGATGACTTAAACTTTGACTCAGTTTTAATAGCCCTTGACAATCTTGAGGACTGCTGTAAAGAGGCAAAGAAAGAGGTAGACGCCTGCGTTCATCGAGTCCTTGTGACCATGAACGTAGACATTGTTGTTGATGTGTTAGCAGCAGTAGATGAAGACGAAGATTTAATCCTTGAAGCGGCAGACGCAATGGCGTATCATAAGCTTGCTTCGGGCGATTATCAGAACGAAGCAACTGAGGATAGAGATATACTCACACAACTTTCAGGAGATGGACACAATGACACTACAGTATGAATACAATATTGAAGATCATGAGATGTTTGTAGATATTACTGTCGGTTATAACTACGACGAAACTGAAAAGCAGGTGTACCTTAATTCTGTGAAACTCTATCATAGCGTAGAGATCATAGATGTTTTGACAGAAAAGCAGAAGGATGAGATAGTTGACTACATGGTAGATAACTATGCCTTCGAAGAATCTTACCCAGAGGAGTGATAAAATGAAAATGTTACAAGTTTATTTGATACTTGCAATCTTAGCTTCGCCAGCGTTTGCGTTGGCTTTCATTAACTACATCATGATTTAAAGGAGAAGGCCATGAAAACCATTAGCAGTATAGTAATTAGTTTAGTTGCGGTATTAGGGACTAGCTGTGCTACGTCAGAACTAGAGGGAGACTGTTTGGAATATAGAACAGTCCCTAGAATATTTGAAAAATGCACACGAACGCTGCCCCCAAGCCGTCAACGAATATGTGTAGCAGAGGTAGTCCACGTACCTTTTTGTGTAAGGAGTACAGGCAATGTTGATAAATGAAGTATCAATCTATGAGGTCACAGGCGGAGACTATTCTATTTACTGCCAAGGCTACACGCAGGCAAGGACTGTGACCAATGAGATCATTAAGAGAGATCCTTGGGGTGGCATACCCTTCGTGATTCGTAAGGATTTTGAATACACCCTAGACGATAAGGGTAACGTGGTCATGACAAAACACATGTTAGATAAGATCCTATTTTTAGCAAGCGATGAGCTACCGGAGAGTGAATCATGAAACAACCAGAGAACGACCACACAAAGATGTTTGGTAACGACGGCTCTATTCATAACGACGCCGAGATCATTGTGTACTATGAGCAACACGGGGCAGCAGAGCCAGTCCTACGTATACCCTTTTGGTACTGCAAGGACGAACTAGGATTGTTTGAGAACTTTGAAGCATCAGTACACAGGGCAGCAAAAGCTCTTAAAGAGTCTTATACATACTGGCCTGAAGGGTACGTCCACATACAAACAGTTATTAATGATGAATATGTCAATATGATATAGGAAAACACAATGGAAAATCTTGACAACAAGCAGCTAACAGTGGATGATCTAGTTTGGATGCACATTTTTAATAATCCTTACCCTGATTATACAGCAATTGCTAAAGGTTTGGAGGGTTTAAATTTGACTCCGACTGAGGTATTCTATATACTTCATTCAATACGTGAGGGAGACTATACATGTCCATAGATGATGCAGACCCAACAGAATGGGATACAATTAGACAACTCAATAGTTTGTCTATCAGAAAAGAAGCTGATCCAGTGACCAAGCCTGATCACTACAACAAGGGGTCTATCGAAGCCATTGAAGCTATTAAGGCTTCTATGCCTGAGCATGAGTTTTTAGGCTACCTGAAAGGCAATGCGTTGAAGTATCTGTGGCGCTACGACTACAAGGGTAAACCGATTGAAGATCTTAGAAAATGTAAATGGTATGTTGATAGACTTATTAGAGAGGTGAATCAATGAGGGGGTGACATGTGTGATGATACACTAACTGACGACGAATTGCTAGATGATGTTCTAGCGAGAGCTTTTGTGATGATGCTTGGAGTTCACATGCCATCAAAAGAAAGTGTCAAATTTATGAAAGAATGGGTTATACTAGATTCTCAGTATAATGGTATTGAACTTACTGAAGAATATATTTTAAGACAAATACCTAATTTTATTACATATTTATATAGGAGATAATTTAATGGCAGTGATTGAAGGAAGAGCATATTGGTCTTTTGTTACTACACCTAACACTAAGTACACACCTGCGTACTCAGTTAATCTTGTTGTTGATGAGCCAACGGCTGATTCGTTTCGTGACCGTGGTTTCACAGTCAAAGACATGGAAGAAGGCCCTGCGTTGATCATCAAACGTAAGGTCGATGGGAAAGACGGTATGATTCGTCAAGCTCCTAAGCTCTTTGACAGGAGTAAACGTGAGATCGACGTGACTGTTGGTAATGGTTCACACGTTAAGGTTCAGTACAAGGAGTGGGACACTAAGTGGAATGGGCAAGTCTTCAAGGGTTTAGACTTCCAAGCAATGCAAGTCCTTGATCTTGTGGAATATAACGCACCAGATGGTTCTGAGTTTGACATCGAAGACGGAGACGGAGACGAAATATAATGGCAAACATAACATACACACACAACGATACGGTCTACGATGTATCTTTACTAGCCCCTGAAGGACAGAAAGCCTTCCAGCTTTTGGTAGCAGCAGAGCAGGATGTCCGTGGCCTTGAAGATCGAGTGGTCATCGCACAAGCAGCGTGTGTTTCATTACACGCAAAGGTTCAAGAGTTCTTGAGCGAAGATGCAATTGCAGTTGAGGAAGCCGAAGTCGTAGAGGACTAACATGGCATTTATCAAAACTCATATCCCCTGCCCTGAGTGTGGGGGATCAGATCCCGCAGCGATGAACGAAGATGGCTCTATCAAATGTTTTAGCTGCGGAGCTTTTATACCAAATAAAAACAACATCATCGCTCCAATATCATCGAGGCAGTCTATGGACGACGGTGAATACTATGCCCTGACAGACAGAGGAATTAGTCTGGCAACGGCTAAAAAATATGGAGTAAAATCCATAAAGAATTCAAAAGGTAAAATCGTTGAACATGCTTACCCCTATTATTCTGGTTGTGACAAGGTAGGTATAAAGATACGAAAGCCCGATAAGAACTTTACATGGCAGGGTGATTCAAAGACAGCTGGCTTGTTTGGTCAGCAGCTGTTTCAAAGTGGTGGTAAGTATATAACTATCGTTGAAGGTGAAGTAGATGCAATGTCATCTTTCGAATTGATGGGATCACAGTGGCCCGTAGTATCTATTCGTAATGGCGCACAGTCAGCAGACCGTGACATCAAAGAAAACTTAGAATTTTTAGAATCCTTTGACAACATTATCATTAACTTTGATAACGACAAGGTGGGGGAAGAGGCTGCTCGAAAGGTAGCCAAGCTGTTGCGTCCCGGCAAAGCAAAGATCATGTCACTTCCCGTTGATTACAAAGACGCTAATGACATGTTACTTGGTTCGCAACACAAAGCCTACGTTCAGTGCTGGTGGAACTCTAAGTTATATACACCCTCTGGAGTTTTAAACGTATCTGAGAACGTAGAGAACTACCTCACTCGTACTCGCAAAGACTCAGTGCCTTTCCCTTGGGAGGGGCTGAACGAAAAACTAGAGGGTCTACGTGCGGGTGAGTTAGTTACATTAACGGGCGGCACAGGGCTTGGAAAATCAAGTGTCACCCGTGAGCTAGAACACTGGCTCATCAAGAAGACCAAAGATAACGTGGGCGTTATGGCCCTCGAAGAAAACTGGCAGCGTACAATCGACGGCATACTTTCTATTGAAGCTGATGCTCGACTACACCTTGACAGTATTCGTAATCTTTTTGATCAAGACGATCTCCGACAGATACACCATCAGATGTTTGGAGGAGAAAACAAGGATCGTGTGTGGGTGTACGGACACCTTGGTATGAATGATCTTGAAAGTGTTTTCAGTAAGCTTCGTTACATGATCATAGGCTGCGACTGTAAGTGGATAGTCCTTGATCACCTTCACATGCTTGTACTTCTTTCTGATGACCCTGATGAGCGTAAGGCTATTGACATGATCATGCACAGGCTTCGAACTCTTGTTGAAGAGACGGGCTGTGGAATGATTCTTGTTTCACACTTGCGCCGCACACAGGGCGATCGAGGCCACGAGAATGGTATCGAGACAGCACTGAATCACTTGCGTGGCTCTCAATCTATAGCACAATTGAGCGATTGCGTAATAAGCTTAGAGCGTAATCAGCAGGCAGACGATCCTATAGTTGCTTCGACTACTAAAGTCCGTGTCTTAAAGTCTAGATACACGGGAGATGTTGGTCTAGCCACCCATCTTCATTATGACTCAGATAGTGGACGCCTCTCCGAAGTATCTGTCGATGATCTTCAAGGCTTAGATGGAGATGAAATATGACAAGTTATGTTTTTGATATCGAAGCTGATGGTCTAGATCCCACCAAAGTCTTTTGCATTGTTGCAATGGATACAGCAACTAAAAAGTTTTATGAGTTTGGACCAGATCAACTAGATCAAGGAGTCAAGCTACTCGAACAGTCTGAAGAACTTATCGGTCACAACATACTTGGATACGACATACCTGTAGTTAAAAGACTCC